GTGGACGTATTGTGAGCCGGTTACTGCGTTACGGCGCACACGCATCGGAGCTTGGTAGTGCGTTACCTGATGTTGCAGCCACGATGGCGTCGTGGAAGTATAGGGCTTTGTCCAGCGGGGTTTCAAACCCCCATGAGGAAGAAGCCGGGATTAGGAAGAATGCAACGAAATACATTTTTGGTTTGTTAAAGAGACTCGAACTCAGAGCCTACCAAATCCAGCAGGGCGATCGTGGTCGCGGTACAGGGATGTTTATAGATCCCATTGACTATACCGCCGTCCCAACGAGGCCCAAGGCGGATGACGCGTTTGTCTTAATAGACTCGGACTACTATGTCGATATGGCAAGGGTCCTTGACTCCTTTAGACTCACGGTCTTATACACCTTTTGCCCAACGCGGGCGGCTGGAGTTGGTCGTGGTTACCAGTTCTCGATCACAGACAATGTAGTTTCGTACCAGAGTCCATCTGGTTATGTTTGCTCCCACCAGATTTGGGCGTACCCAGCAGATTATCTGCGGGTTTATGGCCCTGGTTGGTGGATCTTCCGTGATGTGTCTTGGTTCCGTGTTAAGAAGTTGGCGTTTCCGCACGATCGGCAAGTCGTGGTCCTGATACCGTGGTTTAAACTACCATGGTGGTTGGGGCCCCTCAGAGCTATCGTGACTCGAGAGGACTCTGCTCTCCGCCGCTTCAGATACACATATGCCAAAGTGTTCACCGCGTTCCAGACTTGGATCGGAAACCAACTGTCTGTGACTGTTGCGCTGAACAACAGTAACTCTGCCCACGAGAGTTACGATTGGCAAGTGTTCGGTAGGTGTGTCAACCAAACGGCTCGTATAGGGGCCGCGAAGTTGCCAAATCACAATGCCGTTACACTGACCCAGACCGAGTATCCCGACCTCATGTGCATGCTGGCGAATGCTGCCCTAACCGCCGGACCAATGGATGTAGTCCACACGGGTTATCCCGTTGGTCACTACACCGATGAGGAACTCGAGGCGGAGAAAGAGAAAGGCCGTCAGAAGCCGCGTGTCAAATGTGGGTGTGATCTGCACACCACGCACGGAGACAAAACAAAGCCCGAAGGTGTGGTATACACCACGGGCGAGAGTCGGGAACAACCCCGGTGTGGAGTTACGCCAGTTGGTCCCGACCCGCTTGTTGATGAGCACAATGAGGTTTCATCCCCCAGCCGAACCAGGGAGGGGTTGAACCATGGGCTCGACAAGCGTGTTGTCGAAGTGCAGGACGCGGCGAAGAAGCGTGTGAAGCCACATGCGCTGGGACCGAAGTTTGCTGAGTTTGTCACTTATTTACAGAGCAGACATATAATCCCGACAAGCCCCCTTAGTGATGAGGAGGCTATGTCTAGGGTTCCGGGTCCCAATAGGGAGAGAATGACAAGCGCTCTCCCCGTTAGCTTCACCAAAGATTCCAAGAAACCACGGCCTTTTGTTAAGGCTGAGTGTTATACAGAGCTCAAGGACGAGCGGATCATCACACCGTTAGCGGAAGAGGTCCAGTCCAAGCTGTATAAGTACTCGTACGCCCTGCAGGACGCACTGCATGGGGCGGCGTGGTTCGCATTCGGACAACCTCTTAGCAGTGTTGCCGATCGCGTCGCGTACCTAACGACGCGCAGGAACACCGTGCTCATCGAGACCGATTTCAGTCGGTTCGATGGGTCCATAACGGTGTACATGCGACAATTGGAAGCAATGATATACGCTGCAGCCTTTCCAAATGACCCCCACGTTTTGAAAATACACCAGAACACCTACGACCTAAACCTTGG